GTTGTCTTAAAGTAGCAAGCGGTGCGGCCACGAGCTATGCGCTCGGAACAATTACTGTTACGATGAAGTGGCTATAAGACTAGGAGGCGAAGGTGTGAATCTAGTCTTGAAAACTCCTCCAGAAAATGAACCTGTTAATCTGACCGAGATCAAGGATTATTTACGCCTTGATCTCGACAATACGTTTGAGGACACCGATCTAATGTCCTACTTAACTGCAGCCCGAGAATATTGCGAAGGAGTTCAAAACCGCGCGTACATTACTCAGACTTGGGAGTTGAGCTTCGACTCTTGGCCTTGCTCCGTTATTGAGATACCAAAGGGAAGCTTACAAACGATCAATCTAGTGAGCTACAAGGACTCGGAGGGGGTAACCACTGAATTAACTGCGATTACGGATTATGTATTTAGCCCGCGCGGCATCCTTGGTAGACTAACCCCAGCTTATGGTAAATCATGGCCGTCGTTCACACCATTTCCTCTTGATGCTGTTGTAATTGAGTTTACGTGTGGCTATGGGGATAATGCTACCAGCGTTCCAGCAAAGGTCATACACGCCATCAAGCTGCTTGTTAGTCATTGGTACGAACATAGAACTCCCTTATCAGATACTGACCAAGCTCCAGAAGAAATTGCGTTTACAGTATCCTCATTGCTTTGGCAAAATCGCATAATGAATGCGTAGGTGATTGACGTGAATCCGGGAAAATTACGTAACAGAATCGATATTCAAAATTACGTTAGAGTTCCTAATGAAGTCGGCGAAAAAGTTAAGCAATGGCAGTCTTACGTAAAAGTTTGGGCTGAATTTCTAGATCCCAGCTTTAAGCGCGATCTAACTACAACAGCTGAAAAAAAAGTATCAAGTATCTCTTATAAGATCGTGTTAAGACCTCGAAGCGACATCGACACAACTATGAGAGTGGTTTTCAGAGGTAAAAATTATAACATAGATCACGTAGACAATATAACAAAGCAGAACGTTGAAACACACCTGTACTGCACTCTCGTAGAGGAGGGATCTTACTATGAGTAGTTTTGAAATCAGTGGATTAAACGAGTTTGAAAGAGACCTCTTGCGTGTGATTAACCAGAGATACCCAGCCGAAGCTAAAAAGTTCATGCGTAAGCAGGTGAATGACGTAAAAAATCAAGCTAAGCGCGATACCCCAAAGGATTCAGGGTACACAAAAGCCCATTGGAAATCTTCCACAAAGGGTAAGAGAAGCGTAACTGCTAATTTCATTGAATCTAAAGTAACAAATGACGCCGAGCTCTCCCACTTGCTTGAAAACGGACATGTGATTAAAAACGAAAGAAACGGTCCTGTACTTGGGTTTGCACCAGGGTATCATATGCTTGAAAATGCTGTAACCCAAAAAGAAGCTGAGTTCGACAGAGAATTAAATGCCTTTGTCAGTAACGCCCTGGAGGAATTAAGGCTATGATCGGATACGTCAATATTAAGAAATCCGTCACCGATGTCCTTGAAGCAAATGCAAGTTCTATAGCAGTGATTCCTAATGAAGAACTAAGCGGGTTTGAACCACCTGCTTTTTTTGTGCAAATGATGCCCATTAGCGACACACCATATATCGACTATGAAGTGAAGCTTTTGTCAGTCAACATCCATTACTTTTCAGAGGAAAAGACGGATCTCGCTAACCTGAAAATGATCGACCAATTGAACAAAGCCTTCTTTAATGTCCTAAAAATAGGGGATCGAGTAATTACTCTGAGCAACAAGAGGCACCAAATCATCGACAACGTTTTACAATTCAAATTCGACCTAGAATTCGCTGTTGATTGTGACGTTGTGGAAGTAAACGGCGAGTGGTTAATGCCAACTGACCTTGACGAAACATTAGGCTACACCGATGGCGCATTAGAGCTTATGCAAGAATTAGAACTCAAGGAGGAATAAAGGAATATGGGATTACCTCAAATAAATATTGCCTTTCAGACCCTAGCAGTAACGGCCATCGCCAGAAGTGCGAGGGGTGTTGTTGCGCTAGTCTTAAAGGACTCAACGGATGTAACCTTCGAAACTAAAATCTATACTGACATAACCCAAATTGATCCTCTCGATTGGACTGCAACCAACTTGGATTACATCCAAAAGGCATTTCTTGGTATTCCGACTAAGATCATTGTTGAACGCGAAGCGTCTGCAGCAGTAAACTACAATCTCTCCCTCGCACGATTGGCTAACAAGAAATGGAATTATCTCGCTATCCCTGGTCTTGTCGTTGGCGATGTTGCGACAATCTCAACATGGATTAAGACAATGAGAGACACAAATAAAAAGACATTCAAGGCAGTATTGCCGATCAGCGTTTCTGACCATGAAGGTATAATTAACTTCACTGGAAGCGGTATCAAGGTCGGGGCCACGACTTACACGGCATATCAATATTGCTGTAGAATCGCTGGTATTCTAGCGGGACTTCCATTCACCAGAAGCTCGACTTATTATGTCTTAACTGAGGTTGACAGCATAACGGAAACAACCACTCCAGATGCCGACATCGATGCAGGGCAATTGATCCTAATTAATGATGGGGTACACATCAAAATCGGTCGAGGCGTAAACAGCCTTACAACGACAACTGTTACCAAGGGGGCCAAGTTTAAAAAGATAAAGATCATGGAAGCAATCGATTTAATGAGAGAGGATATTCGGGATACCTTTGATTCCGAATATGTTGGCAAGGTGAACAACTTCTATGACAATAAAGTTCTATTTTTAACAGGTGTTAACGCATATTTCAAGGTTCTCCAGGGAGATGAAGTTCTGGACCCAAATTTCACCGCGTTGGCTGGGATTGATATTGATGCTCAGGAGTTATATTTGCAATCGACAGGACTTGATACCTCGGCATTAACCACGGCGCAAATTAAAGAATACAACACGGGCAGTAAGGTCTTTGTTAAGGCAAGTGGCAGTCCACTTGATGCCATGGAGGACCTAGACTTCTCGATGTTAATCGTATAAGGAGGTAAAACATGTCTAAGCTCAGAGGAAATAGACAAGTCAACGGTTCATGGGGTCAAGTCTGGTTGGATGGCGAATTAGTCTTTGAGGTAGAATCGTTTGAGGCGAAGGTGATTGCCAATAGAGAAACTGTTGTCATTGGCATGGACGAAGACTCGAAGCTAGTCGGCTTAAAGGGTGAAGGAACTCTAAAGGTTAAGAAGGTATTCAGCAGGGGTAAGGAGGCATTGCTGGAAGCTTGGAAGAAGGGTGAAGATCCTCGGAGTTCCTTGGTCGGAAAGCTTAAGGATCCGGATACCGTCGGTAAACAATCTGAGCGGGTTTCGATCGGCAATGTATGGTTTGACGAATTGACACTAATGCAATTTGAGAAGGCAAAGAAGTTGGAAGATGAATACAAGTTCGGCTTTACTCCAAGCGATGCAAGCTTTATGGACACAATTGACGTCCAATAGTAAGACAACAAGAAGGAGATTGATTAACCATGGAAGCAAAGAAAAAACTAAGTATCAGTGACTTAATTGCTAATGCAGATAAGAATAAAGCCAAAAAAACAGAAACTAGGGAATTATATGTCAAGTCATTGGATGCAACGGTAACGATCACCAAGCCTAGTCGAACAACAGTGTTGGATTCTTCCGAATTAGGAGAAGGCGAAGCGAATTTATTTGTAGTTTACGAATGCGTGTCCGAACCAAATTTCAAAGACTCAACCCTGCAAGATGCATATAACGTGACCGGATACGAGATACTTGATCAAATATTTGACCCTGGTGAGGTTGATTACATTGCGAAAGAGATCTTGGAGTTTGCTGGTTATGATAAAGGCACCGTCAGCATCGTCGAAGCAGTAAAAAACTAATAAAAGGTAATTCAGAGTTACGCCTCCTGCACTACTACCTGCAGAAAGGAAACACCCTAGATTACCTTTTAAGTCTATCAAATAAGGAGAAGATTTTCCTCTCAGCCAGTATGAGCTTAGCGTATGAGGAAAAAGCAGAAGAATGGAATCAAGGTCACTTAGTCTATTTCGGTAAGTGACCTTTCCTTTTAGCTAGGAGGTGAGACTATGGCTCACGAAATAGGAGCTACCCTGACACTCAGAGATAATATGAGCGCCACCCTGCGTGGTGTCAGGAATGAACAGTCGGCATTTAGACGAGATGTCCAAGCTACACAAAGGACTTTGCGCCAACAAATGCAAGTGCGGTTAGATGCAACAGCTGCCACCAGGACTATCTCACGGATTAGGACCGCAATCGAGCCCCTCAGAAACAGAATAGTTACACAGATAGCAATAAGAGATAACGCTGCCAGGGAAAGACGAAGGATTCAAAATGAACTCAATGCGCTTGGCAGGCGTGCTATTGCGCCCTTGGTGAGCATCAGGAATACTGCAAGCAGTGTTATTGGCAGCATAAGTAGTAAATTGGCAGTATTAAGGGCGGCCGCTGCCGTACCAATAGTTATAGCTACCGCAGTAATTGCGGGTGGAGCAGTTGCCTTAAAGAGCGGTGCAGAACTGGAACAACAGCAGATTTCTATGAAACACTTCATAGGTGTAAATAATCAGGGCAAGAGCGATGCCGAAGTAACTAGGATGCGTGATAGTTATATTACTGCCCTGAGGAAGAACGCAGACGAAACTCCTTTTTCAACCTCGGAGGTTATCGGCGCGGGTTCCAGGGCTGTAAATGTCATGGGTGGAGATACCAAAGGAGCCATGGACCTCGTTAAACTCGCTGGAAATATGGCGGCGCTTAATCCAGGTAAAACAATTAGCGATTCAATGGAAGCGTTGGCTGACGCTAAAAATGGAGAAATGGAACGCCTGAAAGAATTTGGCTTTAAGGTTAGCGCCGACGAATTCAAAGGTTATGCTGGAAAGGGCAAGAATGACGACATGTCAGAGTCCGATACTAAGACAGCATATGGAATGTTGGTTAATAAGCAGTTGAACCCATATTTCAAAGGAGGGTCAGAAAAACTAGCACAAAGTGGAACAGGTCTAATGAGTACAATTACGGGCAACCTTGGATCTAAAGTGCAAGATACAGGATTAAAAATGCTTGAGAAGCTTAAGCCTGTCCTGATTAGTGTCATCGGAATGATTGATAAATACAGTCCGCAAATGGATAAATTGGGGCTAAAAATAGCTGATGGAATAGGGTTTGCAGTCAGCAAACTACCCGTACTGAAACAGCATTTAAAAGATGCGTTTGAAGCTGCTCAACCGGCTATAAATTGGTTAACAACGACAGGGTTTCCCGCAGTCAGAGATCTAATCGGAGGCGTATGGGATAAGGCGAAGGGCGTCTATGATTTCTTCAAAACAAACTGGTCAACGTTAGTGCCTTTCATTGAAGGGATCGCCATTTCTTTTGGAATTTACAAAGGCGTAATGATGGCAATAGAGTTTGCGACGATTGCAGTAACTGCCGCGCAATTAGCTTTAAATTTTGCAATGAATGCAAATCCAATGGGATTGTACATTACACTTATTGGTCTTGCTATAGGAGCTGGAATTCTTCTCTATAAGAATTGGGATACAGTTAGCGCAAAGGCCAGCGAGGTAGGGACAACGATTGGGAATGCATTCAAATCAGGAATAAACATAGCCATTGATGCTATTAATTGGCTAACCGATAAACTTAACGGGGTCCTTGGCTTAATTGGAGTAAAGATCCCTAGTGTAGCTCATATTGCCCTGAGCACCTCGAGCAATAGTACCGCAGACGGAATGCAAGCAGTGAGAGGCGTTGACGGAGACCACGCAACTGGCCTGAGTGTTGTTCCCTTTGATGGATACATCGCCAAACTTCACAAGGGTGAACGAGTGCAAACAGCAAATGAGAACCCATACAACGGCGGCGGATCATCGGGAGGCAAACCAGCGGGAGGAAATAAAACAGAGATAACTATCTACGCAAAAGGTATAACTGGCAGGGAAGTGCTTGATGAGGTTTTGCCTGAGCTCAAATTGGCTTTGCAAAATATGTAGGAGTTGATTTCATTTCATGGATATTTTCCTTAGCATAAATAATCGAGAGCAGGTCATTCAGCTGCCGGTATTGCCTCAGTCGTTCAGAGTTAAGACAGGTATGAAAAACGAAACCTACGAAACGATTGGGCTTGGTGAGATTAAACTCATCGGCATGCCAATCCTTGCCGCAATCTCAATAGAATCATTCTTCCAGGCAAAAGATTATCCATTTTTGCGTGACCGAACGTATAAATCATGGGAATATGTCGAGATGATTAATGGATGGAAAGTACAGCGCATCCCGATGCGCCTCGTGATAACAGACACACCCATTAATATGTTGTGCGTGGTTGAATCCTTTGAGTATGGGATACAAGACGGCACGGGCGATGTTTACTACTCGTTATCCTTGGCAGAGTTTAAGCTCGTTGAGCTATAAGGTGGTGCAAACTAGGTGCACAAATTAACCTGCATTACAAACAATATGCAGTACGATATCACACCAATCACAGGTTCAATCAACTGGCAGAGTAACATTGATACTCTTGGACAACAACTTAGCTTTGAGGTTGCTTTCAACGATGACCGATTCTTCCCAAAGAACCCAGTTGATTTAGGCAGTCTGATGGTACTCACGGGCGCTAGTGAAATCCTTCGTGCGATTGTAATCAAAGAGGATCGACAAGGCCGTGGCGCTATTAAATATACGGCTTTTGATTATGCTTTTTATTTAAATAAAAGTAAAAATGTATATCAATTTACTAATCTTTCGGCCGATGCAGCCATCAACAAGGTAACTACTGATATGGGCGTCTCGATTGGCTCAATAGCCACTATGAGTACACCGATCACCAAGATATATAAAGACAATACGGGCGCTGATGTAATGAAGGATATCCTTGACCAAGTGTTTAAAGCGACGGGTATTAAATACCGTATGGAGATGCGCGAGGGCAAACTGTTTGTAGAAAAGCAGGAGGATAAGTTGATCCAAGCATCTTTCAAGCTGTTCGAGGCTGGCACATCTATTGATGTAATGGCAGCAATTAGTAGCCCATCTCGTAGCAGGAGCATTGAAGAAATGCGGAACAGCATCAAAATAGTTTCGGGTGATGATAAAAGCGTGAAGATAGTCGGCGAGGCGAAAGATGATGCCTTAATCGCGAAGTATGGTCTACTACAGGATGTACAAAACGTGGAGGACAAAGACATTGCTCAAGCAAATCAGACTGCACAGAACCAACTAAAGGAACTTGGGAAAATAGCTGAAGAGAATGGCATTGACTGTCCGGGTGATGACGCGGTCCGAGCTGGTAGACTCATTGTGGTAACGGAGCAGGTGACAGGTATGTCTGGTAAATATCTAATAAAAGATGTGGCTCATACAGTGAGAGCAAGCATCCATACCATGCACTTAGGGCTGGGAGTGGTTTGATGGATAGCGTAACAGAGTTTGCTAAGATGTTTAGGGAACGTGAAAACAAGCACTACGCAGGGCCTCAGATCGGTGTGGTGGTTGAACTTGCTCCTTATAGTATCAAGATTAGCCTTGACAATCAGATACTACTTACGAAAAAGCAACTCATAATTCCAGATAAATTGATTAACGCAACGGCGGGCGTATTCCAATTGCAGTTAGGTGACGAAGTGATCCTTATTCCTTCAACCGATGAACAGATTTACTTTTTAATTGACAAGGTGGTGAGGATATAGTGGGCGTGCTTCCGGAAGTAGCGCAGCTAGAATTTGCAACGACTACCATCACGGATACAGTAACTGACTTGGGTAAAAGCTTTATGTTCGATTTCAAAAAAGGCGATTTTGTCCTGCTTAATGGCAAACTCGTTTCTACTCAGGGTATCGAGGCCCTAAAAGTATGGATTGAAAAGATACTTAGAACCGAGAAATTTAGGTTCCAGGTGTATACCAAGGATGGCCGACAGGATGAATACGGCGTAACTTTAGAAGATCTAATCATCGGAAAGAACTATCCACTTAAATTCTTTCAGGCCGAGGTACGGAGAGAAGTAACAACGGCGCTCTTAAGACATCCACTGATCCAGAGCATTACGAAATGGACCGTTGTTAAGGGTAACCCCTTACTTAGCATTACGTGTACGGTGAATCTTAACAATGGTACATCGTTTGAGCAAGAGGTGAATTTTTAAATTGGCAGAAACAAAAGACCAAATACAAACAAGAATGCTGAGTAACATCGATGACTCCTATGACAAATCAGAGGGGTCATTTTTCTATGACGCGACTAAGCCTGTAGCTATTGAGTTGGAACTAAAAGATGCAGAAATTAATGCTGCGCTGGATCGCGGATTTGCAACTACGGCAGAGGCTGAATACTTGGACCGTAAGGTATCAGAGCAGGGCGTTATTCGCAAGCCATCGACAAAGGCAACGGGCCCTGTAACTATAACAGGCCAACCGGGGACAGTAATCGAGCTTGGTATGAAAGTAGCTAGTGACGGTGCTACTTATAGCTTCATTACTGAAACTGTCATCGATGGAACGACCATGGAGACGGTAACAGTTGAGTGCGATGCCTATGGTAGCATCGGGAACGCCCCTGTGGGAGCCGTTAAATACTTCCCAATAACTATCTCTGGCCTATCTGCAGTCGTTAACACTGAGGCTTTTACCAATGGCTACGATGGAGAAGGAGATGACGAGTTGCGCGAACGATATTTTGAGAAGGTGCGAACGCCGCCTACTAGCGGCAATAAGTATCATTATAAGAATTGGGCCAAGGAAGTAGTCGGAGTTGGTGATGCCCGCATCTTCCCGTTGTGGGCGGGAAACGGAACCGTGAAAGTTGTGATTGTCGATAGCAATAGGCAGCCAGCCAGTGAGCAACTGGTGACAGACGTGACGGATCATATCGAGGATGAACGCCCGATCGGAGCTACTGTGACGGTAGTATCAGCCACCAGTAAGAGCATTAACGTAACGCTTCATCTGACAATTAGTGGCGGATATACTGAGGAACAAGTCCTAGCTAGTATCCAAGCGAATCTAATCCTATACTTCAAAGAGATTGCCTTCGTGGAAACATACGTCAGTTATGCCCGGATAGGTAGTCTAATTCTTGCCAGCGCGGGGGTACTCGATTACACAATCCTTACGGTCAATACTGGCACTACAAATATTGCCGTTGCTGATACTGAGGTGGCGACCTTAGGCACCGTTACATTAACTTAGGAGGTAATTTATTTGAGTCAGCTATCGGATTACTTAGAGAATGTATTAATCAATGCGGTACTCCGGAATACTCCATACAGTTCACCAGCAACAGTATACGTGGGGCTTTTTACATCTGACCCAACTGATGCGGGTACCGGAACAGAGGTAACAGGAGGGGCATATCAGCGTATGCCTGTTACATTTACGGCGCCGACTGATGGCCAAGTATCAAACTCAGCCGATGTCCTTTTCCCGATAGCAACGGCAAACTGGGGAACGATTACGCACGTTGGATTATATGACTCATTAAGTGGCGGCCATTTGTTATTCCATGCACCGTTAGAATTTGCTAAGACCATCAATATTTCAAGTCAGTTCAAAATACCACAAAGCTACCTTATCTCAAGACTTAAGTAGGTGAATGATTATGTCAGCAATTGAACAGCAAACATGGGACGCGGTTCAGACTCTAACGTGGGGTGACTTAGATCCGCACCTGGTCATGGACTTTCGCATGGCGCTATCAGAAGGCGTGGGCGAATTAGGGGCTCAAGGTGTTGACCTGAATATTGGCAAGGCGACTAGCGAAGGCGTTGGCGAGACATTAATTCAGGGCGTAAACATCGAATTTTCACCAATCATTTCAGAAGGCCAAGCCGAGATCATTGTTTCGTGCAGTGTCGCTAAGCGAGATTACAAGACCGAAATGCTAAAGGCACTGCCCACCTACTACTATAATTCGGAGGTAATGAACAATCTCCTTGAGGCTGATACCAAGGAACTCAGGCGTTTAGAGTTCGAACTAGATACTTTCCAAGATAGTCTTTTTATAGACAGTGTCGTGGAGAATGTTAACCGATGGGAGCAGGACCTCGGCATTAGCTCAGATGTCTCGAAACCGTATGATTTCAGGCGTGAGAAAGTAAAAGCGAAGCTGAGAGCGGTAGGGACTACGACAAAGGCTATGATTGAGACGGTCGCGGCAGCGTTTAGCAATGGTGAGGTTGAAGTAATTGAAGATAATGCGAGTTACTCCTTTAAGATTAAATTTACAGGCATAAAAGGAACACCAGCTAATATGGCTGACCTTTCAGCGATCCTTGAAGAGATCAAGCCAGCGCATTTGGCATTTGCCTATGATTACACGTTCAATACTTGGAGTTTTGTGGAGGCAAGGACGTGGCAACAAGTATCAACCTTAACATGGGCCGGGATGCAGACCTTTAACTAAGGAGTGATGAAATGCAATCAACAACTAATTACGGCCTGAAAAAGCCAGAGCTTACCGACAATGTCAAGATATCAGATTTTAATGAGAATGCTGACATTGTTGACACGCAATTGAAGGCTCGGGCAGATGCCCAAACAGCACATGTGGCGGCAGCTGATCCCCATACGCAATATGCCCTTGATACTGACCTAAGCAACCTAGCAGGAGCGGGACGAACAACTGAAACGGTCAAAGGCATTTTCGATGCCGCTGCTGCACATTTGGCGGATTTAGCGCCGCATGGATCAACATCGGCTGCCACGGCGAGCAAGTTGATTATTCGAGATGTTGCGGGGAGAGCCAAAGTAGCAGCACCTAGTGCGAGCGACGATATTGCTCGTAAGGATACAGTAGATAACGCTATTGCCGCCTTAGTTAATTCGTCACCGACAACATTAGACACGTTGAAGGAATTAGCAGATGCGTTGGGAGATGATCCCAACTACGCCGCGACGACAGCCGCGCTAATCGGGGACAAAGCAAGCCAGGTAGCTCTGGACGCAACGAACGCCGTGGTTGCTTCTCATTTGGCAGATATTGCGACAGATACAGAATTGGGGCATATTATTCTTTCTGATATGCCGTGGAGAAAGATAGCAAGCATAACCGTTTCGCAAGACACTCAGCAAGTGGATTTTATTAATATACCCGCGGATTATAAAATGTTAAAAATCGTGTTCTCAACATACAACGCACAATCATTTGCCGCTGACTTGAACTTAGTTTTAAATGACGATACTACGGCGAAGTATTACCGTGAACTCCTTACTATATCAGGTACTACGGCTGTAGCCACCACCAGCTCGGCCCTGTTTAACTACCCAATTACACGTATGTGCGGAACTGAGAGTATCGGGCACATACTTATTAATAATAATCTCGCTACAAAATCTAAGGGTATTTTATATGATCTAGCGTATAGTCAATTCCGGTATTCAGGTAGCGGCACTTACAACGAGGTAACAACTCTAATTAATAAAATTTCATTTATTTGCGGTTCGTCGGCAACTATCGCGGCTGGCAGCAAGTTAGTCCTTATGGGGGTGAAGTAAGTTGATTCAAAATGATGTTGATGGTACATGGGAAGTGACGGGCGAAACGAGAATTCTTATAAGACCGAGTGAGGGTTATTTGACTCAAATGGCATTAAACAATCAAGCACAAACCGATCAGGAACTTTTGGATAGTCTTGTTCCTAGTGGAAAAGAGTTATTAATGGCAGAGGTAGAGATTCAAACGATAACTATATTGATGGAGGCGAATTTAATATGACAGCAATACAAAAACGATTAGTGAATGCCTATGCAACTTTGGTAATGGGCAAGAGACTAACTATTGAACAAGTACCTGCAACTGAATGGAATTTATCAGATGGGACTACCTCAACTTTAAGAGTTGAGGTAGAAATGGAGGTCGCTATGAGAGAGATTGCAGTACTAGGTTAGTGAATATTTGACGCATTATGCGCAGTTATGCGTCAAATATGTGTAAACAACTCAAACCCCACAATCTGGTATATAATCACCTTATCGGGGGTGGTTATGTTGGCGAGGAAAT